GCAGCAGAACCTGTACATAGTCCTCGCTCTTTTGGATAAGGGTATCATACCATTCGGAAAGTGTTTTATAATACCCGAAAGATTCCCCGTACTTGCGGTTCAGTTCTTCTACCTTCGCCTTTTCCTGTTCCTTGCTGCCGGTGAAGTTCTTTATTTCATCGATGACCGATTTCAGTTCGAAGCGGGTACGCACCATCTGGGCACGGCCGTCCTTCTCTATCTCGGTCATTTCCTTGAGTGATATGTTGAATTCATCCACGCCTTTTTTGGCACTGAACAGGTTTTTCGTCCAATCCCAGATTTCATCACCGTACATTACCAGCAGCATGATGCCGGTGGTCATGGCCGTCTGCCAGGAAAAGAGCGAGGACAGGACCTGTTTCCATACCGGTGTGCCTTTCTTGCCTGACTTCTGCAGCTCATCATATTCCTTACGGGCACGGGCCAGTTCGTCCGTAAAAATCGGCAGGTTGTTGGATATGGCCAGAAAGAACATCTGCGGTCCCATGGCCAAAGAAGGCATTTCACGTGCCATCTGCTGGATGCTGTTGTGAAGCCCGTTGAACTGGCGCTGTGCATTGGGCATGTCTGCAGGGGTGACCTGCACGGATTCCGATTTCTCCTGCAGCAGTTTCAGTTTGCCACGCAATTCCTCAAGCTGCTTCTCCAGTGCATGGATCTGCGCGATATTGGCACTCTGGTCCAGATTGGGGGCAGCCGTCTCCCCGGCAAGGCGCAGCCTTTCCAGTTCAGCCTCCAGCAGTCTGACGGTATTACGCAGTTCCAGCGCCTCACGCTCGGCCTTGTTCATGCCGGGCGTGAGTTTGTCCTTCATCAAAAATTCAACTTCTACAGGTTTGCTCATTCCAGTTTGCTTTGAAAAAATCCTACTATATCGTTCGCTTCATCCTCGGCGCTGTGTTCCGGTCTGGGAGCACCGTTTCCGCCGCCTTGCTTTTTCCGCACATACCGCGGTGCGTCGTTCAGCATCATGATCAGCGTCTGGTAATTCACACCGTCCAGAATGTAGTCCACACTCCAGCCCGTTGCACTCGCTATCTGCCACACGAAGCCGAAAGGGCTATGGGAACCCTCATACCGGGTTCTTAACTCCCCTTCCTTGCCTGGCTCAGTCTCGGAGTCATCGGGTTCGCCCGCGCTGTCGAGCTGATAATACGCATAAAATCCTTCGTGCCCATCAGACGCTCGAATGTCCGGAACATAGCCGTCAGATAGCGCCACTCCACAAAGTTCCGCAGCACCCATGCCGTCACCCCGATACCCACGTGCCGCGACACGTAGCCCCGGCATACCGTATAGGCCAGCAGACGGCTCACGGCCTTGCCATGCTCCGCCACAAAGGCCAGTTCCTCGGCCTTGTCCTTCGGTTGCCAGTCGGGTTTGATACCCATCTTCAGATATTCCCTGGCCAACAATATCTGACCCCGCAGTCTCGGACGCTTCATCGTCACACGTACCTCCACCGGGCGTTTCAGCCACGGAAACTTCCACCTTTTAAGAGGAACGGACACGCCACTGTCAAGCAGCGCGTCCGCACACTCCATCTCTATCAGTTGTTCCAGCCGGTCAGCCATACGTTAGCCCTCCTCGCTTTGGAGCGATGCTGCAGCCGCGGCTTCCGCCGGCGGCAGCTTGTACTGCCCCCACTCGTCCGGTATTGCTTCCGTATCGAACACGCCGTAAGGCTGCGAACCGTCCTCCGGCATCGCCACTTCGAGCGTAACCTCTATCTTGGAGGTTTCTGTAAGGGTCAGCTTGCCTGCAGGATTGGAAAGCAGCGTGGCGTTGGGAATCAGTACGCTCTGTCCGGACACGAGGGAGAGTTCCCATGGTCCCTGCATGACAAGCACCTCCGACGGGGCTGTCCAGCCGATCGGAGTTTTCTTTTCCGAATCTTCTTTCTTATAATGCAGGCTGCCGCCAAGCAGTTTGTGCAGGTTCGAATAGTTCATCTGGATAACGTTAAATGTCGGGGCGATGCCGCCGTTACTCTGTGGGATGACCAGCACCGGGGCACCCTGCACCTGTTCGGCCTCGATCTTCGCGGCCTCGGGTTTCTTGCCGCCCAGGTCAAACGAGTTCTTTTCAATATACCCGATTGTGAAATCCTTATACTTTACGGCTCCTATGCCGTACATAAAATTCTTGTTCATCTTTTTTTCAGTTTCATTGTTAATAACATACCGACAAGCAAGCCGGCAACCATTCCCCAAGTAAACACCCGCACCGGGTTCGGAGGACGTTTTTCCTCCGTTTGAACGTCATTTGAAATTTCGTTCTTGGTCTCGCTACGGATGCGCGCCAGCTCTTCTTCATACCATAGCACCAGCTGCTGCAGACTGTCACACGAGGCTTCGGCCACGATGTTCCCGCTGTCGTCGCTGCCTACGGTCAGATTCGCCTGTCCACTCTTCCCGCGATACACCGCCCCTTCAGGAAGTTTACGGAGGCTGTCCGCCGGTATAGTCAGCTTCACCGAACTCGCCGGTACCCCCGCCATCACCAGTCCCGCCCGTCGACTTCCGCTCGCGCTGTCGGCGCTTGCCGTTTCCATCCGGACTTCCCGGTTCATGCTCTTTCGGTGACTCGCGCAACCTGTCAAGCACAGGGCAATCGTCACGATGAGGACAGTTCCCGGCTGTATCAATAGCTTTTCTAAGACGGGCCATCTCACGTGTATTGCGAGCCAGTTCTTTCTTTGTTTCACAAAATTCATCTTTCAGAGGTTTTACAATATTCTCCATCAAAATGCGGGTGGCATGTTCGGCGTTATCTATGCGCATAGCCTCTGCACCGGCCTCGGCCTTCATCGCTTCCGCTTTCGCTTTTCTCACAGTAGCCCGCAAGGAGCCAATGGTCGCCACCGTACCAACCAGGCCGCCGCCAAGGATAATGTTCATAAATTCGCTCAAGTCCATACCACCCGGTTTTATTATTGATTAATACCTATTTCTTTCAACCATTCCTGCACATCGAAACTCGGACAGGCTTTCGCTGCCAGTTCGTTGTGTCCTACAATGCGTACATCAGGAAATTTCCGGTGAAAATCCTTCACATACTTCTCCAGTGCCTTTTTCTGACAGCCAGTGCGGGTGTCTTTCGGGGTCTTACCGTCTTTTTCCACGCCTCCGGCATACACGATGTGACGGCTCACACTGTTATATCCCTTGGCTCCGTTGGTCACTTCCCAAGGGTCCACCTGTGCATCCTCATTGTTTTCTACCAGACGTTCCACGCCTCCGTTCAGGTGGAACAGGTCGGTATAGCCAACCTGCTTCCATCCTCTTCCTCCCTGGGCAACCGGAGATGTATGCCATTTGCGGATGTCCGCAGATGAAACCTCACGTCCCTCCGGAGTTGCCGTACAGTGTATTACCAGATATTTCAACTTTGCCATAATCATCATGCTTGATAGCCGCTCATCATTACCACTCCGGCATCCTCTTTCTTGGGCATGCAGATGAAGTAATGGCGGAAGTTAATCAGGTTACGCTGGTTCAACGGGTCGTTCTTTGACTCGGAATAATACATCTTGGTAGAGCCTGTTGCCTTGAAAACCCGCTGTTTGTAGAAGGCAAACGAACACGGGAATTCACCGGCTTCTGCCGTTGCACCCAATGCCTTTTTCACTCCGGCTGTAGTATAAAGCGGATTGTTGCCGTACTCATAGATTTCAAAGCCGTACAGGTTGCCTACCTTGCCGCTGTTGCGGTCAATGTTGTACTGCTCGCGGAATGCCTGGCTGGTCAGCAGCAGGTCATTCACATGGTCGGGGCAAAGCACCAGTCTGCGGCCGTCTGACGGTACGCGCAGGTTGTCAAGGGCACGCTTCATTTCCACAAGGTCATTCACGGTAAGGCGCAGACGGTTTGTGGCCGGATCTTTCTCGCCGGTAGTCTTAAGCACCGGGGTCGTTGCCGTATTCTTGTTCGCGCAAAGGGCATGGGCCGCCTTGGTGAACTTCGCATCATTGATACTGTTGGCATGACCTTCCTTTACACGGGCGGTCTTGTCATAGCTGATGGCATAAAGTTCGTCATCCGTAATCGGCGTGGCCTTGGTCTGGAATTTGTCAAGCTTGATGGCGATGTCCTTGTCTTCCAAAGCCTGTACGTCAATCGGGTAGGTCTTGTTGTTAATCAGGACGTCCGGATCCACCCCTACCTCTACCAGATGAATCACATCGTTGTTCACGATACTGCTTTGGTCGGGAATTCCTGACAGCCACGTGCCTTCCAGCCCGGCACGGAGTACCTTGACAAGCTCGCCCGTCCAGATTTCCGTATAAACCCCTTCACGGAGTATTGAAGCGCTCTGCGGAGCCATGCCCATGAAGGCTGCCACCGCATTCATTCCCACAGCTCCGGCTGCAGGAGAGAATCCCAGCACGGAAGCACACACGGCACCTGTCAGCGTATTGAACAGGAGTGCCGTCAAAAGCATTACAATTTTTCCCATTGTCTTCATTTTAAAGGTTTTCAAATTTCACAGGTCATTCCATATTCGGCCTTGTACAGACGCTTGTACTCCTCCGGGTTCTGCTCACGCATTTCAAGCAGTGCGTCACTCGGGACATCGCTCAGCTTGGCATAGGTGGACGGCTGTGCCTGCTGCTTGCCACCCTGGTAACTCAGCACGGTGGAGATCTTCACCTGGGGTTGCATGGCATCAAGCACATTCTTCAGCTCGTCGGATCCAACCTTCTTGCCCAGTTCGATAAACTGTGCCTTCTTGTCTTCCCCCAGTCGTTTCTCCGCTACGGCCTTTTCCACAAGACCGGTAATGCGGGCCAGGGTCAGCTTCCCGTTTTCATCTTTCAGAGAGTCATTCTCAGCCTTGGCCGCTTTCAGGTCATTCAATGCCCGGGTTACATCAGCCTCCGTCGCCGTTTCCGGCAGCCCCAATTGAAGGGCCAAAAGTTTCAGTTCCATTTCTTCTTCTGTTTTTTGATTATTGATTGATGGCAAGGGACATTCCCCGTCCCTTCCCAAAGTGATTTGTTTACCGTCTTTCATCAATATGATGGCATCATCGTTAGAACCAACGTCCACCAGAGAGACCTCGTACAGTTTACTCTTGGTCACGGTCGGACAAGTCTGTCCCGGCAGTAGATGTTCGGGCTGTTCGCTCAGTTCCAGGATATCTATGCCGGCACTTACCATTCTCAGGCTGCCGAACTCAAATTGTTTCTTACACCTCTTACTGAGGTCGGTCGCCTCGTCAAACACGGGTTCACCGGTCACCTCGCCGTCTTCCACCCGGATATCCTTCACATAACCGATCACGCTACCGCGCTGGTGCATGTACAGCAGTACCGGATTCCGGCAGTACTGCTCCACACTCATGCCCGATGTCAGCACGCGGCTTCCGTAACTGTTCAGGCTGTCATTTGAAATTCTTACACGTTTACTCATTTTTCCATGCCACGCCTTTGTGCGTTGGCTCTGCAATATTACGGAGCACTCGCAGGGCCGCCAAAAATGTGTGCAACGGTTGCACACTTCTATGAAACCGTTACACATTATTTTGGCGGCAAACCGATAAGCGGACAACTTTGCGAACAAATCGGGCAGGTGTACAGTCATTCCAATACCTGCCGTTCAAACCTATATTCTTTATAATATGACAAAGGCAGAAATCGAAAAGAAGAAATCGCTCGCACGCTCACTATTCCTCTCTGGAATGGAGCAAACGGAAATAGCGGAAAAGGTGGACGTGTCTCGTGTCACCATATCCAAATGGTGTACCTCCGAAGGGTGGAAAGAAGCAAGGGCGGCAAAGAACGTCACCCGGCCGGAACTGGTGAACAAGCTTCTGCTCACCATCGACACGCTTATCACACAAGTGAACTCGTCGGATGACCCCACATTGATAGCCGGGCTGGGCGACAAGCTGGCAAAACTGTCGGCGGTCATCGAGAAGCTCGACAAGAAGGCCAATGTGGTGGATGCCATCGAAGTGTTCATGGCATTTTCCAAATGGATCGAATACCGCTCGACGATCGACCCGGATGTGACCCCGGAATTGGTAAAGGCCATCAACAAGTACCAGGACCTGTACATAACCGAACAGATGGGCATAAAATAACAAGGGCATGGCAACAGCAGCGGAAAAGAAACAGGCATACGAACAGTGGAAAGAACACTGCAAAAGGGTACAGTCCATTACGGATACGGCGCTGCTCGCAGGCGAGACACCGGCACAAAGGGACAGGCGCATTCTGCGGCTGCAGGGTAACTATGCCGCATTCTGCGAATATTACTTTCCCCACTTCCTCACCTTGCGTGACAAGACTACCGGGGAAGCCATACGCACCATTCACAATGCACCGTTCCACAATGCGGCAGCGGCCAAAGTAAGGGGTACGCCCAACCTGAAGGCGGTATTCATGTGGCCGCGCGGTCATGCCAAGTCCACTCACATGGACATCTTCGTCCCATTATGGCTCATGTTCCAACCAAAGCGGCTCATCAATTTCATGGTGGTGGTCGGCAAAAGTGAGGACTCAGCCACACGTCTGCTGGGCGATATTCAGGCGGAACTGGAACACAACCAGCGCATCATTGCCGACTTCGGCAAGCAGCAGGGGAATGCCTCCTGGCAGGATGGGGAGTTCAAGGCTGCCAACGGGGTGAAATTCCTGGCTTGCGGACGCGGACAGTCTCCGCGTGGTCTGCGCGACCGGGAAGCACGCCCGGACTACATCGTCATCGATGACTTGGATGACGACGAACTGTGCCGCAATGAGAAACGGGTGCATGACATTACAGACTGGGTGAAAGAAGCCCTTTTCGGTGCACTGGATGTGGGCCGGGGACGCTTTATCATGGTCGGGAACCTCATTTCTAAAAACTCGGTGCTGGCCAATCTCACCAAGACAAAAGGGGTACATGTATCCGTCATCAAGGCAATAGACAAGAACGGAGAACCGGTATGGCGCGAAAAATGGACGAAAGAGGAGGCGCAGGAATACAGGGATTTCGTAGGCTACCGGGCATGGGAAAAGGAGATGATGCACAACCCCATCGTGGACGGCACTATCTTCCGGGCAGACTGGATTCGTTACAAGAAACTGCCCAGACTGTCCAAGTATGAAATGCTGGTCTGCTATACCGACCCCTCTTTCAAATCGACCACTTCAAACGACTACAAGGCTTGCCGCCTTTGGGGCAAGATTGGGAAGGAACTGCACCTTATAGACTGTTACGTCCGGCAGGATACCGTTTCCGGAATGGTACGGTGGCTTTACGACCTCTACGAGCGTACACGCGATACGGCAGCCGTCCAGTTCTTTATGGAAGCGAACTTCATGCAGGATGTCATTCTGGATGAGTTTGAGGCAGAAGGAAATCTGCGTGGATACCAACTGCCCATCATGCCGGACAAACGAAAGAAGCCGGACAAGCTCCAGCGCATCGAAGCGGTGTCACCATTATGGGAACGCGGTTTCGTATTCTACAATGAGAAGTTGAAAGAATCGCCGGATATGCAGACCGGAATCGAACAGACCTTGGCTCTGGAGCGTGGCAGCCGTATTCACGATGATGCACCGGATGCCGACGAGGGAGCCATCTGGATGCTGCAGCGCAATTCAAGACAGGAGAGTTTTCAACCGGTGTTCGGCAAAAGGCCGACCGCCAAAAATATATGGTAACATGATACAACTGATTAAAAGAATGATTTTTGCATGGCGCTATAAACGTGCCGTTGCCCGTGCTTGCAAGTATGCCAAGCTCTACGGAAGAAAATACTACGTCCTGTATATGGGCGGCAAACTGAAAGTTGTCCCCAAAAGGAATATCTGCGAACTGATTCACCGCCACCGTTTCCGCAAGGGAACCACTATCCGGGATATAGAAAAAATGGCATTATTCATCACTAAATAATAAGGTCATGTTCATTACAGAAGAAGATTACAAAGTTGTCATCGGCGACAACGCATTGAAGGTCATCTCCCAGGTAAGCCCGGAAAACCGTACCAATGCAGAAGCGGAAGCCCGGGAAGAAATTGCCGGTTATCTACGGCCGAAATACGACTGTACGGCCATTTTCTCTGCACAGGATGAACACCGGAACCGGCTCATTGTCATGTACACCTGCGACATTTCACTTTACCACATGAGTGCAGCCATGCCGCAAAAGATGGGAAGCGAGATACGCAAGGAACGATATGAACGGGCCATCAAGTGGCTTGAAGGCGTACAGGCCGGAAAAATTGTCCCTGATTTGCCCTTGGCTGTTGGAGAAGATGGGCTTCCGTCCGGAAATTCACTTGTTTACAGCTGTCAGAAGCAGCTTCATCATAACTGGTAGGACTATGGATATTAAAGACTTTTTCAGCGGTATGTTTTCCAGTAAACCGAAAAACGTACTGCAAACGCCATACGGCAATTTTAATCTGGCCAAGGGGAAAGACATCAAGCGGGTGCAGAAAATGGTCATCGACCTGCAGCGCACCACCGATGCACTCACCCGGAAGGACATCAAGAACTGGCGCGATGCCTGGCAGTATGCCATCAATGTGGACAGCCCCAGCCGCCAGCGCCTGTACGACATCTACCGGGACGCGGAAATAGACCTTCACCTCTCCGGGTGTGTGGAGCAGCGCAGAGGTTTTGTCATGGCACGTTCATTCAAACTCGTGGATATGAAAGGGGATGAGAACGAGGAAGCGGTTCATTTCTTTGACCAGTCCTGGTTCAAGCAGCTCATGCGCTATGCCCTTGATTCAATCTACTGGGGGCATTCGCTCATCGAATTGGGCGACCTTTGCACTGACGGTGACGGCTGCATCTGTTATTCGGATGTGAAGCTTATTCCGCGCAAGCATGTCATTCCTGAGTACGGACGTGTCATTACCGACCTCGGGCAGGACTGGACTACAGGTATAGACTACCGCCAGCCGCCTTTTTCGGACTGGCTCATTGAAGCAGGCAGGCCCGACGACCTCGGGCTGTATCTCAAGGCTGCTTCACAGACTATCCCCAAAAAGAACATGCTGGCCTTTTGGGACACCTTCGGGGAAATATTCGGAATGCCCATGCGTATAGCACGCACCACTTCGCGCGATCAGAAAGAGATTGACCGTCTCGACAAGATGCTGCGTGAAGCCGGAACCGCCCTCTCCATGGTGGCAGGAATGGAAACCGAAATCGAGTTTGTGGAAAGCGGCAAGGGAGATGCATTCAATGTCTATGACAAGCGCATCGATCGGGCCAACTCCGAACTGTCAAAGCTTATCATCGGGCAGACGATGACCATTGAGGACGGAAGCAGTCTCTCACAGTCTGAAACGCACCTGGAAGTGTTCCAGAACCTCGTGGAAAGCGACTGTGATATGCTTCGGGATATAGTGAACAACCAGCTCATTCCGCGAATGGTGCGCCACGGATTCCCTGTCAAAGGGCTGCGCTTTGATTGGGACTACTCCATTGACTACACGCCCGAACAGCAGAAAGCCTACGAAGAAATGGTACTGCAGCACTACAAGGTGAAGCCACAGTACTTTGAGGAAAAATACGGCATTCCGTGCGAGGAGAAGGAATCGAAGGAAGAGCCGGACCTGGCAGATCCGAAAAAGAAGAAAGACGGCAAACAGGCTGGAACGCTGTCCCGTTTTTTCGACTGAGCCCCGAGGATTATTCGGGGCTGCATCTACGCTACAGTTCATTGCTTGGCAATCATACCCTCCAACTCTCAAAAGAGGACGAGGCAAAATTGATGCGTGACAAGCTTACAGAGATGTTCGACCGCATGATGAAAGCCCTGTTCCGGGAGCAGGGGGCAAACCTTGAAATCAACATACTGGCTTCAGAAGAGGCGCAGGACTTTATAGAGACGCACGCCTCCGTCCTGGACTCTTCATTCCGGCAGGTGGAGATGTCCGAGGCCATGCGAGGGCGCCTGCAGAGGTCGGATTATATATTCTCAGGCCTGAAGACGTTCCATGAACTGAACGAAGCCTTCCCCTCCCTGCTGGATGAGAACGGCAATCGAAAAACGTTCGAACGCTTTTTGAACGATGTCCGGAAGATAGACGAAACTTATAATCGGGGCTACCTCCGGGCAGAGTACAACTTTGTGCAGGCTTCGGCGACTATGGCCGCCAAGTGGGAACGGTTCGCAGAAGACGGGGACCGCTACAACCTCCAGTACCGGACGGCCGGGGATGGCAAGGTTCGCCCGGAACATGCCGAACTGCATGGGGTAACACGACCTATGGCAGACCCCTTTTGGGAAGAGTATTTCCCGCCAAATGGATGGAACTGCAGGTGCACCGTAGTCCAGGTACGAAAATCCAAATATCCGGAAACGCCCTACGATGAGGCAATGGCATTGGGCGAGTCAGCCCTTCAAAGGGACACCAAAGGCATCTTCCGGTTCAACCCGGGAAAAGAACAGAAGACCATGCCGGATTACAACCCATACACCATCAAAAGGTGCAGGGATTGTGATATAGCCAAAGGGAAACTTAAACTGGCCTTCGTTCCGGACAACGAGCTGTGCGCCGCCTGCAAAATACTGCAAAAATGCGCCGGAGACCGGGAAAAGTCCGCACGAGCTATCGAACGTATCCATTATCTGCATGAAATGGAGCCTCTACTTCAAAAGAAAGTGGAAAAGAACATAAATGGCAAGGACTTGAATATCGGCTTTACCAAAGAGGGCAACAAGCACTTGTTCTCCGACACATTCGGACGGACACGCATCGTTTCCAAGGAGGACTTGAAGAACCTGGATTCACACCTTGAACGTGCCGAATATGTGGATGATTCCGCATTGACTCACCCAAGGACGGACAATGTGGAACACTTCTTCTACTTCAAAGTTAAAATCAATGGAAAATGGGTAAGGCTTAATGTTGCCAAAGAAGTAACAAGAAGGGATAACGGTTATATCCGCATAAAATACTTTTTATACTCAGTAAATGATATAATAGTAGAATAAAAAAAACAAAAGCACCAAGGGCGACACTTTGGACTAAAACGCCTGCTCGTCATTCCCTCAATGCTTCTGTGTTTGCAAATATACAAAACATTTTTTAATCCAATTGCTTATGAACAAGATTCTTTCATTTTTGAAACAAAGTAACCGCTACAAACACCTGGTAGGCGGTTTTATCGTGGGGCTGCCAGCCCTGACACCGTACGCGGCCTTATACGCAGCCGCCATCGCAGCCTCCTCGCTGGAGCTCAAAGACAAGCTCCGGGGCGGTCGTTGGGACTGGACGGACTGGACACTCACCGTGACCGGAGGAGCAATCGCCGCATTGATTTTCCTCGTTATCTAACAAGGGGACTGGCTTTTATCCGTACCTTTGCACCCCGGTGGAGCTTCCTGATAGTCCGTGTGGTCTATCGCGGGTACAACAATGCGAATGCGAATGGCGGCGTGTCGAATGCGAATGCGAATAACGATGCATCGAACTCGAACACGAATGTCGGCTCCCGTCTGGAAATCTAACAATCGGCGTACAACACCGGGGACGTGTCCCCTACCGTGGTGCCGAGGGAAGCAAGCCACAGCAAAAGCGCACAGGTGCGGAAAGCTGAAAAATCACGCGTCGGGTGGAGTTTGGTAGGCTCAAGTCAGCTCGAAGAAGTCAGACCCGGGGAAAGGAAGGCCCTTATCTTCCGTTTGTAAAACAATCAAAAAAAACAATGCTATAATGCACAGGCAAGGATATATAGTGGAAGAGATTGCCGATTATTCCAATATGGCGGAATCATTCGACCAGGTCCTCCGTGGCTCCAAACGAAAAAAAAGCCGCCAGGGACGTTACCTGCTTGCGCACAGGGAAGAGGTGCTTCAGGAACTTACCGGAAAAATCAAGACAGGTACATTCACCGTCAAGGATTACCGGGAGAGGGAAATCGTGGAGGGTGGAAAAATGCGACGTATCCAGATACTCACCATGAAGGACCGCATCGCCGTCCACGCAATCATGGCCGTAGTGGACAGGCACCTGAAGAAACGGTTCATCCGTACCACCTCAGCCAGCATCAAGAATCGCGGCATGCACGACCTCATGGAGTACATACGCCGCGACATGAAAGAAGACCCGGAAGGAACACGCTACTGCTACAAATTCGACATCTCCAAGTTCTATGAGAGCGTGGGGCAGGATTTCGTAATGTATTGCGTCCGGAGGGTATTCAAAGACAAGAAACTCATCGCCATGCTTGACAACTTCGTAAGGCTCATGCCGCAAGGAATCAGCATCGGGCTGAGGTCGTCGCAAGGGTTGGGCAACCTGCTCCTGTCTGTTTTTTTAGACCATTATTTGAAGGACAAGTACGGCGTCCGCCATTTCTACCGCTATTGCGATGACGGCGTGGTACTCGGTGACGCGAAATCAGAATTGTGGAAGATTCGTGATGCCGTCCACTTCCAGGTCGCACAAATCGGGCTTACCGTAAAGCCTGATGAACGTGTATTCCCGGTGGACGAGGGCATAGACTTCTTGGGATATGTCATATACCCCGACCATGTGCGCCTACGCAAGCGCATCAAACAGAAGTTCGCCCGAAAAATGCACGAGGTCAAATCGAGGAAAAGAAGGCGTGAACTGGTCGCTTCCTTCTATGGGATGGCCAAGCACGCCGACTGCAATATGTTGTTTAATAAATTAACAGGCAAAAAAATGAGATCATTTAAAGACTTGAACGTTTCCTACAAGCCGGAAGACGGCAAGAAACGTTTTCCCGGCTCCGTGGTAAGCATCCGGGAATTAGTGAACTTACCCATCATCGTGAAGGACTTCGAGACCGGCATCCGCACCGAACAGGGCGAAGACCGCTGTATCGTAGCCATCGAGATGAATGGCGAGGCCAAGAAGTTCTTCACCAACTCGGAAGAGATGAAGAACATCCTCGCGCAAGTGAGTGAAATGCCGGACGGATTTCCGTTTGAGACCATCATCCGGACGGAAACTTTCGGCAAAGGTAGAACCAAGTATGTATTCAGCTGATGAAAAAAGTGGAAGGAAACATCGGGGTACGGTTGCTTGAATGCATAAACCCCATTAAAAACAAATGGCGTGTCCGATGGGACGTGCAGCCGGGAGAGAACGGATCGGCCACCTACATGGAAGAGGAGTTCGACCATCGACCCACCGAAGACGAGATACGCTCCACGGTCATAACATGGCACAACCGGGAAACCGACAAGGATATCCTATCAGGTTTCACCTACGAGAATGTCCCGGTATGGTTGTCAAGCGAGAACCAGTTCAACTACAAGGCAGCCTACGACCTTGCCGTGCAAACAGCAGGGGCGACTCTTCCGGTCGTGTTCAAATTCGGGACGGACACCGAACCGGTCTATCGCGAGTTTGCTACACTGGAAGACCTGACAGACTTCTATACGAAAGCCATGCAGCATATCCAAAACACGCTGGCCGACGGATGGAAAAAGAAAGATGTATTTGATTTGTCGCTATATGCGGTAGATTAAAAAAAGCCTTCGGGGGTAAGGCTGTAAAAAAAGCCCCCGGCCTGTTAAAACAGTCGTCTCACTTACTATTAAACACAACGCACCCAAATGGAGCGCGGCCGGGGGCAATGCCCTCATGCCACCCCATTTGGGTGTTTTCGTTGTTGTTTAATAAGTGAGACAGTGCAAAAGTACTAATTTTTGTTGAATATGAAAGTAATTGAGATACTGAAATTGAATAAAGGAATGCTGAAAACATGCCGGAAAGTGGGAATCCGGATGGAAGACGTACAGTATATCGAACTATACAATGACTACAACAGGCTGTTGGACGAAGGCGAAAAGGTTTCCTACATCGTGGCAGTACTGGCCGAACGTTATAATGTTTGCGAGCGAAAGGTATACACGCTCATCAAACGGCTGCAAAGCGACTGTAACCCGTTTGCAGTGTAATGGGACAGCCTCCCCATTGAAGAGGGATAACAGCGCGGTACCTTTGCAGGGTATCAAAACGACACACCATGAACAAGTATTATCAAATCCTGAAAAAGGTACTTGCCGACGGCAAGACACAAAAAGGCAGAAAAGGCGAAAGCCGTTACCTACTGAACGAGACGGTAACGCTGTCCCCTGCGGAACTGCTCGATATTTTCGAGGGACACAATATCGCACGGAAAAAGCTCAGAAGCGAACTGTCGCTCTTCATGAGCGGGGAAAGACAGGTTGAGAAATACCGGGAAGCCGGGATAAACTGGTGGGACTACTGCGGCTCCATCCTCGTGAACTCCTACCCTACCTATTTCGAGAAGCTGCCACCTCTGATTGGCAAAATCAACCGGGAAAAACGAAGCAGCAAGAACTACGTGCTGTTCCTCGGTTCGACCGGCACGGAAAGCAACCAGGCACCATGCCTCAGCCTCGTACAGTTCCAGATCGAACAAGGCGAACTGGTCCTGACGGCCTACCAGCGTAGCTCGGACGCCAACCTCGGATTACCGGCGGACATCTATCACCTGTACCTTATATCCCGGCAAATAGAACTACCCCTGAAATCCATCACAATCAACCTCGGCAACGTGCATATTTACGAGAACAACGTCACACGCACACAAGAACTGCTTGCCGGAAATCCTAACGTAAAATTCGAATTGAACGTATGAAAAAGACGTATCTGTCAGCCCCGCTGCCATTCGTGGGCCAAAAGCGCATGTTCGCACGCAAGTTTATGAAAGTATTGGAACAATATCCGGAAAGCACGGTATTCGTTGACCTTTTCGGCGGTTCCGGCCTGTTATCACACATCACCAAACGATGCAAGCCGGAAGCCACGGTCATATACAACGATTTCGACAATTACCACAAGCGGTTGGAAAACATCCCAAGGACAAACCGGCTGATCGCCGACCTGCGTGCCATGGTAGGGAATTCCGTTCCACGGCACAAGACCATAACCGGAGAACTGCGTGAGCGCATCTTCAGCCGTATCCTCCAGGAGGAGCACGAGACCGGTTACGTGGACTTCATCACCCTGTCCTCCTCTTTGATGTTCTCCATGAAATATAAACTGAACGTACCGGAGATGCGGAAGGAAGCCCTTTATAACAACATCCGGAAAGCGGACTATCCGGAGTGCACGGATTATCTGGAGGGGCTGGAAATCGTCTCCTGCGATTACAAGGAGCTGTTCAACCGGTACAAAGACACGCCGGGCGTGGTGTTCCTGGTGGACCCGCCGTACCTTTCCACCGACGTGGGTACTTACAATATGAGTTGGCGTATGTCGGATTACCTCGACGTGCTGAACGTGCTATCCGGGCATCCGTTCGTCTATTTCACCTCAAACAAATCCTCCATCCTGGAGCTGTGCGAATGGATCGGGAAAAACAAAAACATCGGCAACCCGTTCGAGGGATGTACCCGGATGGAGTTCAACGCCCACATAAACTACAGCTCATCCTACACGGACATGATGCTGTTCAAAAAAGAGGCTGTCTGACGGCGTTTCTTTGCCCCCTGTTGAAATAGAAAGCCTCCGGCGGTAATTTGTCCGCCGGAGGCTTTACTGTCCGAACATGGCCGTTTATCGAAGCCGTTTGAAGGCCACGCACGAATACACCTCGATATTTTCCACGATCTCCTCGTGGTTGTGGTTCGTCTGGCTCTCCACAAGGTCAAATGCCATGAAAGTATCGCCATCCATGCACGAGAGCCGCTCATGTATCAGTTCCGGCAGGTCAAACACCTCCAACGCCTCTTCCTTGAACGGACTGCCCTCGTTGGCTGCACCGGCCCAGTCCGTCACGATATGCAGTTTCACTTCCGGTTCGGCCCGATATTCCACCCCGTCCACAATCGCGTTCCAGCGTATCGGGCAGAACTCCACGAACACGGCAGGGCGTTCCCAATTCTCCTCCTGCTCGATAAACTCCACATTGTGGTTCCACAGGTCGATGTGTTTTATCAAGCCTCCGCCCACCTCCTTCAGCTCCTTGCAGAGCATATTATAAAGTTCCTTTCTCATTTCCGTCTTATGTCAAATTCAACATTGAAATATTCCGTTATATTTTCCTCTATGATTTCACGGACAGCCTTCTCCACTTCGGGAGAAACCCCCAAGAAACGCCTTCGGGGAATCTTGATCATGCTGCCCTCCTTTTTCAAGGCCATGAACTTCCAGAACTCCGCCTCGCCGGTCAGCTGCACGGTACGTTTGTCCTTGCGTTTCTCTCCATTCTTCCTGCGTCCGAAAGAACCGGTCGCCTCGTAGTATTTATGCCAAAAGTAACGCTTCATCTTTTTTGTCACCCTTATCTCCCCGCCGTCATTGTGAATGGCCGCATACGAAAGGTCGGTGTAAAACGTGATGCTGTTCTCCGTGGTCCGGCTGGAAACGCTCCGCCTGAGCCGGCCGGTATCTATCAAAATAGAACCTCCGGGACGTGTCGGGCTTTTACGCCGCTGCCATGCCTCGGAGAAAAAAGCCTGACGCTCAAAATTACGGTCGAACTCATCTGTCATCTCCACCCGGATATCCTGCAGGATCCGGGCGATTATCTTCTGCACGTCCTTGTTCATAGTCATCGTCATTAAAGAGTAAAAGCTGGCGGGTCTCCTCGTCAGCTATCTTCTTGCTCGCATCCGCGCTCGCGTTGAGTATATTGTAGAATGTACGTTCGGTAACGGCATATACAGGATATACGTACCGCCGCCAGATCTCGCGGTTCGGTACACCGCGTTTGGCATATTGGTCGTATATCCTGTTTATCTCCTCCACACGTTTCTCATAACTTACTCCGCGTCGCTTTGCCATCGCTTACTCCTTCTTTGGATTATATGGTTGAATATCCAGTTCCATCTTCGCGCTCACTATCACCCGGCCGCTGCCGCCACACTGGGGACAAGACTCCTCGGTAATATTCACTTTCTTTTTTCTGAAAATCCGGGAAGGAAGTTCGGTCGTTCTCTGTATGACACCCGTGCCGTGACAAGCACGGCACAGGGCTACTTTTGGGGTCTTCTCTACGTTATGTTTCATGCGGCATCCTCCTTTTTCGGTTCAACATAGAATGTCTCGTCCTGGGCCACCTGTATGCCACACTTGGCCATCTGCGGAGCCATCTCTTCGGTGTCACGGTCCGCAAGCAGCTTGTCCTTGGCAATCTCCTCCGTCTGGCGCACGTAACCGGGAAGAAACTCCTTGACAAGCTGCAACGCACTCGCCCACGTGAAGCCTTTCAAGGTTTTCAACTTTGGCGTTCCGGTACGGAAACCGATAACGCCGTGCGCCATCTCAAGGCTCTTTTTCTTGGAGAACAATTCTGCCTGGTTCTCGGTGGCATAGGCCTGCAAGGTGTCGAACGCCTTTTCCTTCTCTCCTTCCAGCTCTGCCAGTTTGTTAGCGTACTTCTCACGGATCTTCGCGCACTGAAGCTCGATGTCCGCCGTAATCTTCGCACTCTGCGCATCTGCCTTCGCATAATTTGCAAACGCTTCGTCGGCGGCCTCCCTGGTCACGCCGGTAATGATCACTTTCTTTTCTCTTTTTGCCATTGTAACAAATTTTGATGGTTAATCACTGATTATTTTCTCATCCTTCAAAAGCAAGGCAAACGCCCTGTCTCTTTCAGCCTTTGTCTCAAACTTCTTATACGTCTTCCAACTTCCATTCCGGCCTGTACAAAACTTAATCCTCGGGGAAGGATAATCGTCCTTACGGATTATCTGGAAACCGGCATTAACCAGCTTGTTCTGATCGTCAATTCCCATACTAATCCTCCTCGCTATAATCTGGCGTTTCCAACTCGCTTTCCAACAGGGCTTCCTCATATTTCTCATAAGACCACTCGTTCAGCCTGTTGAAAAACTCTTCCCGATCATCCCGGTCCATTTCCGGGAACACGTCAAGTATCTGGTTCTTGACATTCTCAAGCAGTTCATTAAATCTCTTATCCATATCCGTCAATTTTTAGGGGCTTTGGTGTCTATGAACATATAGGTCACCGCCGCCGGTTGTTTTACTTCCTCTTTCTTTTTTTCCTTGAGCCCGCCCTTGCGCCGGATAGAGCGCAGCTTTACAGCCAGTTGTTCCAGTTCGTCCGAAGAGATTTGACTGAACGCCTTTCCCGCAATCCGGGGATTCCGGCAGAAGTCATTGACACGCGCCCAGTCCGAAGTGTCGATTCCCATCTTTTGCATGAGTCTCAAACACACGCTGCGCCAATATTTAAGCTCCTCCCTCATCCTCTGACGACGCTCGTCCACACCGGCCAATTTCTCCAATCCCTCACAACAGGTCTTATATTCAAGCCTCGTCATTTCACGAAGACTGTCTGTCCGGTTCCATGTATACTGCAACACGATGGACTTCTTGAACTCTTCACGGTCTCCGTTGAACGGCAGCTTGTTGAACAAAGCGTAAAACCGGGCGAAATTGGTTACTTCCTGTGCCATATCATTTGCCATTAAGAATCATTTCACATTCCGTTGATTTGGTACTGACACGATAAATTATCTTATCCGGTTTCACTGATTTACCTTTGTATTCAGCCTCGATTTGTCCGGCATATATCTTTTTGAACTCATCACCCATTTTAGAAAGTATTTCCTTATTGTACTCCCCGCAAAATCCTATGCGTGAGGAGTGGGTTTCACGAATTATTCCTCTATATACCGTAGCGGTCAACGTTATCACCACGACACCGGTTTCCATTTTTATTTTTCCCATATCGGCCATTTTTACTCAAATAATACTTTAATGCCGCATGAACTCGCCACATCAAGCTCCAGCTTCGCGCCTTTGCTCAGTTCCCAGTCCTTCAGCATATAGATATACTCACAATCCAAAAGCAGGGCTATATCCGCCCGCATGTGTTCTCTCCAATGAGCCTCATCCGGCAGTCCGTTCTTAAAAGGATTGACCGGGGAAAAGCCCATATTTCTCAAATTCTGTTCCGCATTGGCAAACACACCCTTGCGCTCGTCAATGTTGTAGTGGGCTATTGCCCCGCTGATGTAAACCTTGTCTTTTTCCATCGTTTCTTTTTTTAGTTGTTTGCTTCTTTTGAATCTTTCCGGCAGTACTATCGTCCAGTTGCAGTTCCGACAACACTCGCCCTCCTGTCTCACGGGAACGGGGCTATTGCCCGGTTCCGTAAATCTCCTGCCACAAATGCAGCAGATCTTCGTCTCACTTTTTTCCATATCGTCACACTATTTCAAATTGCACCTTAAAATCATATTCCTTGCAAAGCCGCCGTATCTGGACCACAGTCAAAGGGTTGCTACCGTAGGGGCAAAATATCACCCGTTCCTTGGTAGAGCACCGAAAGCCTTTCCGACGCAATTTATACAGGAGATTCTTGCGTCTCATCTTCAGCTTGTCCATAATTACAAGTTATTACTCGTTTGAATAATCCCTTCTTCCCATACCGCGTAATAACTGCCGGCCTCACCGATGGCACGGCCTTGACAATACGCCTTATAACCAACCACCCTGATCTTCATGTCACAGATATAACGCAAACGGATCGCACCGCCTCCCATCGGCAGGCTCTTCTTTTCCTGGCTGATCCAGATGAAGCACTTTTTCGGAAAACGCTTCATCAAGGCTACCGCATCCGGATACTCCCATTCCGACACCTGATACGAATCCACGATGATAAACTTCGGGGATTTCGGCTTCTTCAATCGGTCTATCAGTTCCTCATAGGTCTCGTCCACAACCACACGGAACTTACCTTGCACCTCGTTCATCTTCAGATATTCCATACGGCGTTGGAATGTCTGGTTCACGCCCTCTTCATAACTCAAGTACAACACAAGGCCGTATTTGCACAGTTCCTTGCCAAGCTGCATCACAAAGCTGCTCTTCCCGCTGGCACTGGCACCGCTGATGAACCAGGAGGCATTCTCCGCAGGGAACCCGAAAGGCTTGTTCCATTTCTCACCCCACGGCAACGTCACCCATTTCTTGGCGGCTATGTCTTTCGGACTATATGCTCGTTTCATGACTCTTTTTCTATTGATTCAATCCTATATTTCAGAAACCCTTTGATGATATGCGGAGGATGGTGTATCGGGCAGAATTGCCCTACGTGAAGCCCCCAATACGGGACATAAGCATCTTTCCATATTTCATTTTGAAATGGTCCAGCTTCCTCCACAATACCACCTTCATTTACTTTGAGCCATAACAGGTCTTGGCCTTTGTCCTCTAAAACTATCTTAACCATTGCCTATGCCATTTTAAGTTTCTCTATCTCGGTATATACTCGCCTCAGACCTCCACGTGTCTTGCGTACAATCTGCGCTATATCCGCACCTGCCGGGGCATTTACTTTAGCCACCGTCCGAGCTTGGGCATTCAAAAACGCCTCACGCTCCTTGCCGTCATCAGGTGTCACCTTGCTGTAACGGTCTCCATAACGGCTCAACATCTCGGTATAGCCCACTTTCTTACATTCTATCGAACGGTTGATCTTTTCTTTCAAACCATCCGCACCCATCATATACCAGGCACAACTGCGTTCGGTGGCATTCCACAAAGCCTTCAGCTCAAGGAACGCCTCATACTGCAAATCCCCGGCCTCGTCCAAAATAATAAGCGGATTCTCAATGGAACGGAGGTAATAAGTCAAATCTTCGTATACATCGCTATATTTACCTTTGGCATCCACTCCGAACTCCGCAGCTATCTTACGCACCAGCTTCAGCTTGGTCTTCACCTGCGAGCAGTCGATATACACGGCATTCTTGTGGTTCTGCACATAATACCTTGCGGTAAAAGTCTTTCCGATGTTTGGAATGTCGCATAGGATAGCCGACAGGCTCGACTGCTGGGAGAACTCCAGCTGGGCGGTTATATACTCGAACGTGGCGGTCTTGGCAACCTTCCACTCCATATCGGCACGGAGGCCCACACCCAAACGACGGGCTATACTTATCCAATTGGCATCACTAAGGGCTTTATCCGTCTGTCCGTTCTTAATGGCACTGTACACCGATGTGCTGATGCCAAGGGAGGCGGCATGTTTCGCGTCACTCGGATAGTTCGCACGGTTGGCAGCTATCGCTCCCAAAATCTTCTGTTTTTGCGCTTCTGTAATCATAATTCAAACGCTGTTATAATGTTATTCTAATCGTATTCTTACATATCTCCAATAGCCATTGCCGCCATATTGGTCGGCTGCCATTCGTAAGCTTCATCGGGTTCTTCAGGAACAGGTGCCGTAGGTAATACAAGGCTTTCCGTTTCCTCATCTTCTTCCTCACGTTGGACCGGTGCCACACCTACCTGACCGATAGCGTTATCACGTACCCATTTGTCAAAGTGACTCATTATCTTTGCCTGTTCCGTATAAGCTGCCTTATCTTCTTCGGTCTGTTCCGCCATTACACGGCTATAAGTCACAACCGGGCGCACCTTGTCGATATAGCGGTCATTCTGATACAGGAACACATCAGTCGGTTTGCCTTCCTCATCCGGCAAATAGAAAGCCGTCACCTTGCGGTTATTAGGCTCCAACTTCTCAAGAACCTCCGGACCGCTCAGCCACCAGTCAGCGTACGCCACACGTACCGTACTGTTCCGTCTCACGCTTGTTTCCACCCTCTCGCCGATATAACGGCTCAGGGTCAGTTTGTCAAGCGGGCGCAGAGTCGGGTTGATCCTCGCCACAAGCACATCCCAGCGGGTCATGCCCGGATATTTCTTCTGGTTGGGGTGCAGCGTGTTGTTCCATTCAGCACAATCCCTGCGGTCATCTGCCACAAGTTCCTCAAACGTATAATATTTCCTATCCTCGTAGGTATGGTTCCCACTGTCGCTGATTTTCTTCTGATCCACACGCCGTGCCCCTTTACCGTACCAACGACCCACCCCTTCATGGTTCTTATGGGCGATGGTAGTCTTGAACGCGCCGTTCAACGGCTCAGCATATTTGTCCTGAGAGTTCAACGGTGCACAAAAACGCACAAACTTGAACACCTCACCGGCTTTCAGGAAGCCCTCCTTGTACTTGCTCATCAAATGCTGCTCCACCTCGATACCGGCAGGCATCCCCCATCCGTTACGCTCAATCAGGCGGAACATATCCCGGAAACAGGCAACCACAAGGGCTTCGTCTTTATCACGGCCGTAAGCAAGCCCCACACGGCACTGGCTCACCACATCGTAGGCATAATAAGCATGTACGTATTCACCACCCTTCATGCGACGCGGAAGATCCACGTCATCCATCGTAATCTGAGACAAGGAGAACTCTCCACTGTGGCGGTGCATATGTGGCATTTGCTCGTGGTAGAATTCCGACCACCCACGACGATTTTTCTCTATGAGTACCTGGTTGGCCGGCTTGTTCAAGATGTTGCGAATGGTACTTTCGCTCAGTTCTTTCGGATCACCGTTCTTATCCGTAAAATCGTTATGGTTGAATATTTCCCCGGTTTCCAAATCCCATACCTCCAACTCACCGCACACAAAGGAGATATACATCTCGTGTACGTCACTGCCATAAGGCTGGTTCGGCAGCACCGTGATGCTCAGCACGAGACGCTCGGTCTTGTAATCCACTTTCCTCGCGCACTGGTTACCGAACTTTCCACTGATAAGGCACTCATAACCGTACTGCTTGTACTCGTTCACCTTCTTTCGGAAACGCAAGGTACTCGCCGGCAGATCATGCCCGAACTCTTCGCGCAGCGTCTCAATGGTAGTAGCCATCATGCTCCAATCATACTTCTCTCCCATTAACTTTCGATAATCACGACTACGATTGTACAACTTGATACAAGTATTCAGCACTGAAGCATTTATCGCATACTTTCTGGCAAGCTCATCAGAAGCCTTATCGCTGGACTGCCGGGCAGCCCAATCCATAAAGAAAGCGACGGCAGCCTGATCAAGCTCGTAATTCGATATTATCCAGCCACGCAAAAGAATAACGGCACCACCAGGATGTTTTTCATTTACTTGATCTTGATATTCTGTTGGAAGGCTATCGACAACAACCAAAGCGTAATTTCCCTTTCCACCACCGGAGCGAGCCATCTTCAGCCTGTTGCGTGCAGCAAGTTGACGGCAGTAATCCTGTGTCAAAATACCGTCAGCCTCAAGCTCACGTACCGATATGCAAAGTTTGTTATCGAAAAATTCCATACTCACACCTCCTTATTTCAATGCGGCCGCAAAATTTTGGATGCTGTTTATATTGGAAAATGTCACATTATCATAATGTCTCACCTCTTCCCCTTTATAAGTCACCACACCCGTGCTGTCGTTTTTACTGATCTCCAACAACGCGCCATTCGGAAAATATTGGCGTATCACGTTATCATGGTCGTGTAGTGTCTCCATAACCGGAGCCACCGCCATAACAATACCACCACGCTCACGGGCGGCCTTCTGGATCCTACGGATGGTATCCGTATCCTGTTCAAAACGCAGGGCTTTCCAAACTGTCACGCTGCTTACATTGAAAGCCTTGGCCAAAAACTGACGATCCTCACTTGTTACATGAATATACTTCTTCATATTCCACTTATTTATAATACATTTTAACACCTTTGTAGAGTACAGGGAATCGAACCCTGACGCAAACAACCAGTACCCCATGTGTCTTTCCACACCGCCACCCGTCTCTTAATGCCGCACGGGTTGTCAGCCATGTTATTTCAGATTTTCCTTTATGTATTCCTTATCTTCTTTCCACAAGGGCAAATCCATCTCCAGTTTCATGCGTGTCACTTTCTTTTGTCCGACAAGTTTCACCGCCTGTTTATAGAAGTCCGTATCCTCGTAGGCACACGCTTTGCCAATTAGAAATTCTGCCACCTCCTCGATGAGTGCCTGCTTTTGCTTATCCTGCAACTCAAAATTTACAGCTCTCGCATGAACATCACGCAGCACACTGCTGCCTCCGTGCTTCTTAAAATCCTTGCAGAACTCGTCCTTATCCATTGAGGTGTTCATATATACTGCATGGATGTAATCAAACTCTTCTGATGTGGGAACAACGCCTGCCCGTTCCATAAATTCCTTCTGTGTCATAATCTCACTTTTTTTATTGTTATTACTCTGCGTTTTCAACCTTGAAAGAAAAGCCCTGATCTGTCAGCACCCGATTTACAAAATCCAAATCGTGTTTATCAACCGGGAAAAATACAGCTTGACAATCCACACTGGGATAAGACTTGATAGCAGTCTTCGTTGTCACTTTCTTAACCAATCCATAAAGAAGTCCGGCTGTTTCAACCGTTGCTTGCGCTATAATTACTTTCGCTTTCATTTTCTCACTTATTTAAATTCGTTTATAATCGGTTTCAAACTCACGCCGTAGCAGCTCATCAAGCGCCGGATAAGATCCTTTACATAAAAATCGGGAGCAGAAAACACAATCCCGGTCTCTTCAGTGTATCTGAAACTGATACCGTCCATCATCAACACGTAAGCGACTTTGTGCTTCACGCTTTGTGTCTGCCATTCTTTGATTTCTTCGTTCATATTCTTTAAGTGCTAAAATTCGTTATTCTCGACCCTTTTCTGTATCTTTGGCCGCTCGTTAATTTTTTAACTCGTGACAAAGATAGTGATTTCTCACGAATAACAAAAGAAATATCGTGATTATTTTCGATTAAAACGTGATTTATGACGAAATACGCAACAATACATGAAAGAATAAAGCATTTAGTAGATGCCTATGCAGATGGCAAGAATACTATATTTGCCACAAAACTTGGTGTTAGCGAGGCTAACATCAGAGGATATATCAAAGGGGTTATCCCCAAAGCAGACATCTTAGAGAAAATCGTGATTTCTTACGACATAAACGCTATGTGGCTTCTTACAGGTTTAGGAAATGAGTCTATCCCCAACTCCGATCCCGGCAATCCTATTTTAGCAACAAATGAAACAAGTATCAAAACATTTTTTGGGCAATTAGACCCATATATACAGAGTAAAGATGCCAAAATCATCCAACAAGCAGAAGAAATAGGTCGCTTAAAAGAACAGATACGACAAATGAATCTTGAAAAAGGGAAACATGCATCGGATGCGTACACTTCTGGGAATGCAAATGTAGGGTAGAGCGCACTTTTACCATCCGGAGAACATGAAACGTTACCCTGAAGATACCCCTAATCATACCTTCTGGTTCCCCTCCCTCGGTATTCCCCCTCTATCTACCCCATATAATCACCCAAAAAGGACTGATAATCCGTTATATAATAATGTGTACTTTTTATAGGTGGTGGTTTTTAGGGTGGGTGTATCGAGGCTTATTTTACATCTATCATTCAAAAAACCATATTTTACCACACTGCCAACTACCCCCTCTCAAAACCGTGTTTTGTCACTCCAAATACAAAAATCTGTCACTCCAAACTGTCACACCAAGTGTCACCCCAAAGGGACAATCGTCACTTTGGGGCACAAAAAAAGGAGACCATAAGTCTCCCCTACAAGAATAACTGCCGAATGGTGATTTTCTCTCGTTCTAATGCCATTCTAATCTATTCACCTACTCTCCCCTCCTACTCCCTGAAATAAGCGTAGATTGCTTGATTATAGCCCTTTTAGTGCATACTGTACCATTACCGGACAGACCGGCATGTAACAAATAATTCTTGGTCGCACCCACCTGTTCCGCCGTCAAAACCGTATAAACAGCCGAAATACTACTAAAATACCAATCTCTTCGCTTTGTTCCGTCTATTCCGTGCGTCAAATGCACATGTACAACCTTTGCCATATCACTATATTTTATAGTGCAAATATACTAAATAATCATTATATGGAATATTTTAGAAATATATAATCCAAAACAAGGCATAAAAAAAACGGCCTACAACCGCTATCTTCCTCTCCTACTTACACACCATGTAAACCTCATGTAAGCCCATTTAAAGCAATCGCCAAACCTATGCAGCCGAAACAGCCCTCCACGTAAACAGAAATTAAACCTGCGTAAACGTTTCGTTTTGCGGGAGTTCCTTCTATCCTTCCCCGTAACCTATTGTATTATAAAGCGATGTGTTGTTTTATTCAATATATCGTTTTATACGCTTCGTTCTGTGCCCCGTATATTGAAAATGTAGACCGAGTTCCTGATATGAAAGAGGCTGAAAAACAGCGTT